GCTAAAAGGTGCCAGCTCCCAAGCAAGGGAGAGTGGGTTAGTAAGCCCGAGCTGACTCGCCGTGATAAGCGATGAGTTGCTCGGCCGCATATCCGCACGACAGAACGCGCCGTACAAGATTTCACCGGTGCACTGGCGAGTATCCTTGGTGTGAGTCTGTGTAAACTTACTCACAGGATACCTTGCGGTTTCAGTTGCCCTAAAGGTGGTTCCCTTTACACCGCCGTCGCGTTTATCAAGCGCTTCGACTGCTCCATAGATATCGGAGCATAAGGGCTTTACTGCATAGTTCCACGCCAAGATAGCATCGCTCATGCTACGCGCGACACCGTCTTTTCCACCCAGGCGCTTCATTGCCCGCTGGAAATTACCATGACGGAGGTCACGTGCAGATTTTGCGATGTTAGTTAACGTGTTCCCTATGAAGCTGGCAGTCTGTCGACGTTCTCCAAGAGCCTGGGCCGCATTGAATGATGTACCTTTCATTTGCGTCCTAAGCTTGAGAACAGCCTTATCGACGAGATCAGCCGGATAACCCTGTGGAATAGGTATCGTATCGATACTTATCCATGCGTCTACGGACATGTCGTCCCAATAACCCGTATGGGCAATATAATACCCTGGGGCGGAAACGACTTGTGAACCGTAAGGGTTATGCTTTAACGACTCTGTGACGGAATAGTTCGTCGGGGCGATGAAAGGCCCAGGCGGCTTGTGGCGTCGCGCGTAATCAGTAGCTGTTCGGTAACCAACAACACAGCCCGGAATAGAATAGGTCTGTTGAGACCCATTCTGATAAAAGTCCGTGCCGGTTCTGGCCCACGAATAGTTATAATCACGACGATTAGCCACTTTGCGATACTCCGAAATAGATCAGGGAACCGAGTCGTCCAACAACCTGGGAAACCAGGAGGGTGGTCTCAGAAGACTTTCTGAGAAACGAGTACTTACTTCGCATTATTATGGCAAGTTGCCAGGGAATAGACGGGGTTAAACCGTCACCCTAAACGGGCCGCGATAGTAAGCTCGGGAATGAGCAGATGCCAATCATGGGAAAACCCATGGGCAGCACCCACCCAATAGAGCAGAGGGGGAAACCCC